ATGAACGAATAGGCATCGCCGAAGAACGTGAGCGAGTTGGCCATGTCAATCATCTTGCCGTGTGTCTTTGGATCGCGCTTCATGGTGATCGTATAATCCACGAAGTCCATCGGCTCATCGGTAAGGGTGAGCGTGGTTGAATCATTAGAACAGGTAAGTATGAACGTCCAATCCATCAGAAATTTCCCCGCTTGCTTTTTATCTCACGCTTTGAAAATCCGTTATGTATGAACTTGGTAACGCCGTTCTCGTCAAACCTTGTTTCCGTGATCGGCAGCTTGGCTATCTCTTTCGCTACTGACTTGCCGAGCATGGCGTAGTCAATGCCATAACCGGCAAGCCCGGACCGTTCCATCTTTGAAAGTGTCGCATCTGAAACGTGCGGCATCTGTGGTATCCACTTACTCATGATCTTCTCTGAATCGCCGTTAGGGATGATCGGATAACCGCCTCCGTCATAGATCAGCTCCGGCCCTGCTTCACCCACCAACTTGAATCCTGGAGGAGCGTTCTTGGTTCCTTTGGCGAACTTCGGGATGGGTTGGGCGATAACCGTTGCAAGTTCAGCAGCACCTAAAGCAGCGATAACGGCACCGAGTACAACAGCTAAAATTCCTGTTTGAGCTGCAACCTTTGTGAGTGCAACAGAAGTGTTGAGGATAATATTGAACGCTGCCTGCTCTTTGTCTGCAAAGGCTTGTTTACGTTTCAGCTTTGCAACTTCCTGATTGTATTTCTGCTCCGATATTATACCATGCTTTAGCTGATCTTGCAGGTTCGCTTGCTTTGCTGCGTTGATTGCTGAAGTGAAGTTGAATAACTGGTTTGCGAATTGGACGGAGGTGTCGAAGATGGCTTTTTGCGTTTGCTCGTCTTGAAGTTGCTGATCCTTTGCTTCCTCTTGTCTTATTCTGAACCTTGCCTCTTTACCTTGTACTGCTAATTCGGTTTTAAAGTCCTCGACATTTTTTGCCGTAATCACTTCAGGAATTCTCGAAGCATCGCCTGAAATTGCACTCACATTGTTTTCAAGTTCAATCTTCTTTAAATCCTTTTCTGATTTGCGCTTCAGTTCTTCAACATCCCTGTAATACTGCGCCGTCAATATTTTCTTGTCATTCAGCAAGGCATTGTATTCGGAAGTATCAGCATTGCCGGAAGCCTTCAACAGCGTTAATTTGTCCTCGATCAATTTCTTTTCTAAGTTGAACACTTCGGTAAGTGATGCGCCCCTGATCTTGGCAAGTTTTATCTGTGCTTCGAGATCATTTAAAATATTGTCATTTGATGTCTTTAAAATTTCATCGTTTCGCTTGTTGTTTTCCTCCCACGCTTTATTAACATCTTCGATTGCTTTCTTTTCCTCTTTCAACTGCTTGTTCATTTCAGCAGTTTTTTCGGCAGCGGTATCGGTTCCCCTTACAAACTGATAAATAGCCCCAACGGCGAGGGTTATGGCTGTACTGATGGCAACAATAGGATTGAGGTTCAATACAGCGTTCCATGCCGCCGTTGCGATTGTAGCGAGGCTTGTGGCTCCGGTAAATAATCCGGTAACTGCTGTCGAAACAGCGAGGTAAGCATTGCGGGCTGTTATTACCACAATGTTTTCTTTTTGTAAGGTGTTCTGAAGCTGCTGCAATCCGTTAGCGATTGCCATTGCCGCTTGTACCTTCAGCAATGCCTTCTGTAAATCTTCATTTTCACCACCCAACAGAGCCGCTGCGCCTTGCGCAACAGAAAATGCTGACGCAAGACCTGAAACCACACCTACAACCGCATCAATGTTCTTTGTGTCAGAAGCTAAAGCCCTGATACGTTTTGATGTGTCTCCGATTTGATCTTCAAGTTTGGCGGCTTCAATAGACATTTTAATAAACGCCTTTGAACCGCCTTGCCCCGCTTCTTCCATCACGCTTAACTGCTGCTTGAGTGCGCGTAGTTGTGTGGTGAGTCTTTGTGATTTGACAACTCCTTCCTCTAAACCTTTACCAAGATCCTCTAACTGCTTTTTTCCTCCTTCCACCTTCACCGAATCACTTACCTTCTTAAAATCTTTGGCAAGGTTGTCCGCGCTCTTTCCGGTCTGATCAAGGAGTTTGATACGGTCCTGAATCGCAGTATTGTTTTTGCGGAACTCATCCGCAAGGGCTTTGTCAATCCCGCCAATACCTTCTAAAGTATCAACTGCAGGTTGAAGCCCTTTCGTGTCCGCAATAAATTCAATGATTACTTGATCTGCCATTCTTGGCCTTGTTTGCTTGCGCTTCAGCTTCCCTCTGTTCCCTTATGGATTCGTCCAGGTGAAACAGGTAGTCAAGGAAGCTTAATCGGTTAAGGTCGTGGATGCGGGATATGTCCCCTCCACAGATAAATCGGCTTTGTCGGAATAGCGTTCTTTCTGCTTCGGTGAGAGTAGCAGCAACACTTCTTCCCAGTGTATTCTGTTTAATGCGTCCATCGCCTCTGAATAGCTCTGTAAATTGATTTCGGGCGACTTTAAAAAGGGAATTAACTTTTGTAACGGCGCTTGCAAAAAAAAATCTTCCGCTGACTTGTGTTTTTTCCAAAAGGCTATTTTCTTCTTCGCATACTCGGCGTCATAGGTGATCGGGATTTCCGTCTTATCGAAGTAAACGACGGAAGCGAGTTTATAGACGAGATCGGTGTCAATGGCAATGTTCAACCGTTCGAGTAATTGATCATTCAGCTTCTTGACCTGCATGATCTCGGCAAGCTTGAAACCGGTGTCTTTCTTGAAAAGATTGTCAATGGCCGTAGCATAGGCCTTCAGGTATTCATAGTCACACTTCATTTTCATCTCCTCATAAACCTTCACCGCTGCCAACCCGCGCTGATATGGAAGGTTATAGATGCTATCGACCTCCATAAATTCACGCCCTGCAATGGTGAAGGCATGGGAGATAATCAGCCCCTCGGCGTTTACCTGCTTCGGTCTGCGAAATATGGATGAAAAGAAGTTCATAATGTTTCAATCACTTGTTTCAACTTGTCAGTATTCCCAAAAGCCACCTGCGTCACCCTTCCCTGGAAATTAGGTTTATAAGCCTTGAAATAATTTCCCGACACATGAACCTTCACCTCAACACCCGGCTTTTCAGGATTCTTGAAAACACGGTATCTGTTTTTGCAAACTGAACAGTAAGAATCGAAGATAAATCCATTGGCCGTAAGTATTTCAATCATCAGTTGTGAGAATGTGAATATTCTTCAAGAACGAAAGCCTCCCCACTGTAATCTTCAGCCCTTCCAACGATGCCGGAAATAAGCACATTGATGCCTCCTACCGTCAACCATAAGAATATCAGGTTAACGCTTGCGTTCCACTCGATCAGCCAAAAAACGAAGCCCCATATAGACGTCATGCAGATCAGGCAATCGTAAAGCGGCTTCTGTATGAAACGCGGCAACTTGTTCTCCCGGAAGAACCTTAGTATCATTCCATCCCAAAACAATACGTGAATGAAGGTTATCTGCAATGAAGTGATCGCAGCAATAAGGAGTAACTTAATGATCTCATGAACCATAGTAACCGGTTAGTTCTGTTGCTGATTCAAATGTGGCAATGATGCAATCATATTCAGTGCTTCCGTATGTGAGCGTGGTGTTAACATTTGCGTGTTCGTCATCCTTGATCGTTATTGTCACGGCTCCAATCGCTTCGGTTAGAAACCCATCCGGTAAATAATCAGGTGAAATGGAAAGAACGCCGGCGCCGTCCGTTGTCGCTGAATGTTTCCAAATGTTGCCTTGCTGATCTTCAACAAACCACCAATAAGTGGTATCTGATTCAAGCCCTGAAGTAGGGGCAATGACAAGATCGGTACACTCATCGAAGACGAGTTCTATGCAACCGCCGCAAGTGTCGAGTAGTGATGGCATAATCCAACAAAAATAAACATTTGATTGATTTTTTCAACTTTTCGTTTATTTCTTTTCTGGGAATGTGTATAGCTTTTCAAAATCAGGAAGGATAAGGTTAACTGCATATCGAGCGCAATCCAATAGGTCGGCTTGCTGCTTCGGATCTTTCCTGTCCTCTTTTATGATCGTTCCATCGGCTCCCGACTGCACATTCTCTAAGTCGAATATCAACGCCCTGCATTCTGCCTCATCAATCTCCACATTGTAATTTTGTAAAACCATATTAAACAAAGTCCGGTTCTTCTCCAGTCTTGGATTAACCTTCGTCCTTATTTGGCTGTCAGATATGCCAAGTTCTTTCTTTATCACCGTATAGTTGGTGACTTGCTCTTTATACAGCGACGTCGGCGTATGTCCTGAATAGTCGCCGGTGACAATGAAAAGAAAGCCAGGATAAGCTACCTTGATATGCTCGCACAATTCATTCACGCCGGAGTTAGGAATCTTGAAAGCCTTTAAGAATCTGATCAGTCTTTTCTCTGGGAAGTGCTGGAGTGCAACTGCACATACAGGGTTACGGTTGAAGTCAAATGAAGTGTAGAGCCATTGAGAGCGGTCCGCTTCCAATCCAGCCTTAACATGCTTAGAACGGTTGAAGGCGAAGGCCCATGGAGATTCGTTCATCTTGTTGCCCCACTCGCCAAGCGTGAATACTTTGTACCAGTAGTAATTCGTTTCAGAAAATGATTCATGTATGGCAATCCGCTGCGCCGTGATATATGGATTGTCGTGGTATGTTGTATGCGTCGCCCGGTAGGTAAGGTCGAAGCTATTCGATCCTACTGAAAAAGACTTCGTGTAGGTGAATGACTTGTCATGTGAGTGTGAAAAGAAATTTTTGTAAATCCAAAAATCGCCAAAGTCAGGCGAATCGCTTTCCGGGTTGAAGGTGAAGTCAAGTTTAATTCTCCCCTGATTGGAGCGAAGCGATGATATGAGGAATATGAAATCTTCCTCACTGATCTGATTGCCCTCCTCCACCCATGCCCCGGATGGGTTGGAAATAGACTTCAGTTTTGCCGGCTCGTCCATCCCGCGACAAATGAACTTATTTCCGTTAACACATCTTATTTCGAGCGGGTTGATGTTGAAGGTGAATAGCGATTCAAGCCCCCAGTCATATACCACGTCCTTGATGGTCTGCCATTGGCTGTCCTTGATCGTATTGGCTGTCTTTCTGACAAGGATGTAACGAAAGTAATCTTGCTCCAGGCATCTCAATACAAGCCGTTGCGCCTCGTCCCTTGACTTGCCCGAATCCCTACCTCCGTAGATGAAATCAATGTCAATACCGGAATCGTCACGCAGGTGCTGATAGCATGGCAAAAATACGTCCTCGTCAATTTCTATTTCGGTAGTCATTCAGCCCCTTCTGTTGGCTGCTTTTTTCGGGTAGTGATAACAAACTTCATTTCACCGGAATTCTCAACTTCAACCCTTTCGCCGTACTTTTTGGGATATAGCTTTGAAGCTTTCCACTTCCTGGCATCAACCTGGAGGCGCCGGTGGTCTATCATGTCGCCGGTGATTATTTCAATGCCGTTGATTGTTTCTTTTTTCTTGATACCTTCCTGCGGAGTGTCTGCAATGTGAATAATCTCATCAGCTAACAGCTCGGCCTGTGCCTCTCTCGCGCGCGCGTATTTGTGCTTGAAATCTTGATAATCAGGATTTGAAAGCCATGTGAAAACGGTTCTAAATGCCGGGAATCGGTCATCGGAATCGCATATTTTTTTCAATCCGTGAGAGCTGGTCGCTATTTTTTCACAAAGCAACTCAATGACTTCATCGGAGTATTTCGTTGGTCTTCCGCGTTCCATTTTTCAAAAGTAAGAAAATTTATAATAATCATGTATTTCCAAGTTCCACGCGAAACCTATTCACTTGTGGCATTCATTTCATCGAAAATGCGAGAAAGTTTAATGAACACATTGTAAAAATCATGTCTTGACTGGCGGGTGTCAACCATGTACTGGCAGATTCTACACGAGTGAATGATGGTTGTGTGATGAGGATGCCGGCCGGATCCTTTCCACATGGCGGCAGCAATACCCTTCAGAGTAAGATCGGTATGTTTTCTTATGAAATATGCTATCAGCATAC